CCCCTACTCGTCGTCGCCCGGCTCGAAGGCCGCCGGATCGTCGTAGGCATCGGCGAGCGCCTGGCCTACCTGCTCCGTGACCTGAGCTTGATACTGGTCAATAGTGAGTGGCGCAGACGCAACATTACTATCCGGTAACTGCTTTACATAATCTACGTTATGCGCCAAACACTCGTTTGAGTGTTGCAAGCCTGCGACTATACGCTCGCGGGCGGCTAGTAGCGCCGTGATGTCGGCCTTGGCTATGGTCGCATTAACCTCAACGGAAGCCAGGCGAGGCAGAGCCAGCGACACGACTTTGATATAGGCGTCTAGGGCCTTGCTGGCCCCTTCCTCCTCCTCAATCCGTGCGAGCCAGCGGCCGAGCTTGTGGGCGTTGTTGTAGCCGAACCGAGTAAGCAGCTCGCGTATCTCGGCGGTGGTCTTATTGAGCGTGCCGGCTTGCCTCCCGCCCGTTTTCTCCCTTTTTCCTTCTACTTTAGAATCATTCGCATTATATGCGACCTGTGCATTTTCGCTCATAGTGTGCATAGGCTAGTGCATTTTTGCGCGATAGTCAAAAGCGAGGCATAAAAACGGCCCGCACACGGAGCACATTGGCACACACTCTATAGAGTGTGTGTGCTAAATGTGCTGTTTACCGTGCTTTTTGCCCAATTTAGCACATGAGCACAATGTGCTCGAATGTGCCAAATGTGCTCTAAACATACTCCATTAGAGTAGGTAGAAAAGACACCATTTAGAGCAGATAGAAAAGACTTGCTTATTACCGGAAACATGGTAAAGTGAAGTCATACCCCGAACCGCATGGCGCGAACTGGGGGATGATTGGAGTAGAGAAAGATGACTAAGACCGAATTCAACCGCTTGGCTTCCGAACAAGGCCGACAGCTTGCTGTGATGTATGCGCGGATGATGGGGATTCCTCTGGGCGTGGTTCAGCTCTGGGCTATTACTGGAAAGGGGAACTAACATGACTGCAAAGCATACGCCGGGGCCGTGGCGAGTAGAAGGCTTGCTAATAAAGGCCATTGACCACGGGAGGTGGTTTGGAATTGCAAAGGTCGGTGGGTCTAGGCTGTCTATTGAGGGAAATATGGACAACGCCCGCCTGATTGCCGCCGCTCCCGATCTTCTGGTGGCGTTGGAAGCAATGGTTAAAGCCGGGAGCGCGCAATTTGAAATAACGGGATGGCCGGCTAATTTTCACAATGGCGCTCTGCTTAACGCCCGCGCCGCCATCGCAAAGGCAAGGGGGGAATAATGAAGGCTTATCTAAATACATGCGCCATCCGCCAGAATGGAAAGCGCGATTCTTTCCAGACTGTAGAGGTTCCGGTAATCGAAAAGCCGATGCCGCATCATCTGGCGGGGCTTTCTTGGACTGCTACGGGCTACGGCGCGCGTATTCCGACCCGCTACATGGTGCAAGTGAATGGCAAGTGGCGGCGGGTTTATGCGATCCAGTACAGCAACGCCGGAACGCTGTTTATCGGGCGTAAGTATGACGCATCGGCCATTGTGGACGTTTGGCAATAATGCGCCCCTCCCCCTCTTTTCTACGGCGCCATTAGCTGCCTACTGATCGCTGCGCCTTTCGTCTATTTCCTTTGGAGTATCTGATTATGAACAGCATCGAAACAATTAAGGCCGATATTCTGGCGAAAGCACAGAAGGAAATCAAAAAGGCCGAAACGGAAATCGCTATCCGCGAATCCCTGCCGATTCAGCCGAATATGATTCATATTCATTCTCTTTACTGTAGCATCGGAATCGCGGTCTATAACGCGACCAGCAAAACCCATGCGCTTGAAATCCTGCGTTCTTTCCATGAAATTCTGCCGAGCTATATTTGCCGCGATCGGAATACGGTATCAGTCCGTTCGGAGGATGACGGAAAGGCCGGCGAAGTGTCAGAAGCGTTCGCAACGGTCAAAATTGATAAGCACGAACAGGCAATCGAGTTCTACGTTAACACGCCTTGCGGTATTGTTGAGATCAACATCCGTTTGGGGGCTGGCGCGTTCGGTCAATACGTCGTGCAGGATAGGCACAGGACTAAATATTACTTCTGGGAGTTTCGCCCTAGTGCAGACCTTTGCGCCTTGCATCGCGTGGCGAACTATGCGCCGGCATCAAACTACGGTGAAATGTCTGCCCGTCAATCCGTTTGGGCGGCGTATGAGGCGCATGAGATTGAAACTCTTTTGAGCGTTTCTCACTAACCACGGAGGTGCATGAAATGAGAACAATCGAAACGACATACAAAAGCGCGCTTGAATTGGCTTACGGCATGGTTAAGCGCAACATGTCCGGTGCCAGCGTGACATGCAAGCCCGAAAACGTGGGCCGCTACGCACTGGCAATGGAAAAGGCCAACAAGGTGCGGAAGGCCATTGCGCCGCGTAAGGCACGGCGCGACACCTTCCCGGCCTTTGTGCCTGGTATGAGTACGGCCCTGTACTGCGAAAAATACGATGAATTGTGCCGGCTGAAGAAAGGCGCGATTGAATACACCGAACGGCTTTGCGCGCCTGCTCCACTGCTCGACCCGGATTTCATTAAGGAGGTGTCAGAATGCTAACCTTCTGCATCAGCATCCTCGCCATCCTGGTGCTACTCGCATGCGCGTTTGACGCGTAGAAAGGAAAAGGAAATGCTTTCGTTCGAAAATGGGTTAGATATACGGACGCGCCAAGTTACGCCGCAAGTGGCAAAGTTTCGCGTTAGTGGCAATGACTGGCGGTTTTGTATCGTAGGAACTGCCTATGGGCATATTCATACCACGGGCGGCGATGTTAGAACATGGCGCAGTTATTCCGGCGCAAGGCGCTTTCTTGTTGAATATTTGAAGTAGCCCGCCAACGCCCCACAAAGCCCGCCAGTCGCGGGCTTTTTCTTTGTCTATACCTACCCATTACCGAAGGACAAAAAGAAGGCCAGCGAGCGTTAGCTCAAGCTGGCCGAAAGGCGCGAGACGCGCCCGGATGGGAGGTGCAAGCCTAGTATATCATCGTCCGCAGCCACATAGCTGCTTGCCGGACGGCAACAAGGTGCAGCCATACGGTGCCCAGGACGGGCAAGCGGCCAGCGCGGGCAGAGACAAGGACAACAGGACAACAGCGATAATGCGTTTCATGGTAATGCTCCTTTCGTGGGTGAATGCCACCTAAAAAGTCAGTCGGTTTTCGTTTGGGTTTTGCTAATGGCTGGTGTACAAGGTTTTACGATCAATCAATCAGGATTATTTACGCTCCATCAATCAGGTTTTTTCTTCTGCAATTCCAATGCGCTGGCAACTCCGCTATCAACTACGATCCAGCCATTTTCAAAACCAGCAATGATCCCGGCGTCAATCAGGCATCCGATAAGCAACTTAGGATTACCGGGGGCAAGCATATTCTTTGCGTTTGTTACTGTTTTTCCATCGGATATGAGCTTTTCACGCAATTTCTTACGGTCAATATAAGGCGAACTACCACGCATTTCTGCGCCACAGGCGAACCATGCTCGCTCAAACATCTTGCGATTCCTTGAAGTATTGTCGTCGCGCTCCGGTTTAACAGGCGCATCCGACGCTTCAAGCACCGCACTGGTTACAGGCTCGCCGTCCTCGTCAATCCATCCATCAATGGTTACGCTCCGAAGACCAAGATAGACCGGCTTTGCAAGCTCGGCGTCCTTGCTCTTACGTTGCACCAACTCGATAGGCTTGTGATCGCCACCAGGCACCACGGATATTTCAATGTCCAATGCACCACGCCATGCCGAGGAACCACGCGCACGGTGCTGCGCCTCGTCGGACACGCCCGTATGATGGACAAGCACCACCGAACAGGAAAACTCCCGCATGAGCCACGCACAAGCGTCCAACATGGTCTTCGCGTCCTGTGCGCTGTTCTCGTCACCCATGAGGAAGCGGTGTAGGGTATCAACCACGATTACGCTCGGTCGATCGGGTAGCGCCCGGATCGCCTCAACCACTTTGGCGAGGCCGGCGGTCGTGTTGAGGTCGCAACCACTGGCCGACAGGTGCATGGCGAGCTTTCGACCGGGCTGGTAATACTGCTTCCATGCGGCGATACGGCCTCGCAGTCCGTGGTGGCCCTCGCCGGCCAGATAGACCACGTTCCCGGCCTTGACCTTGTGCGTGTGCCAATCCGTTACGCCTGAAGCGATACGCAACACGAAGTCGAGAACCACGAACGTCTTGCCGCCACCGGACGGGCCGTGAATCATAATCAGGGCTTGCTCTTGGAGCCAATGCTTTACGAGCCAAGAGATCGGGGCGGGTTGCGCTGCCAAGTCGTCGGCAGGGATGAGCCAAGGCGGCTCGCCAACAGGTTCCAAAAGGCCCATGAGGTCATGCCCCGCCATGTGATAGTCGTTCGCATCCATGCCGGGTTCGGGTGGCATAACGACCTTTGCACCGTATTTTGCGCCGGCTTGCTCTGCGTAGCGGAACCCTACGCCGGATGCGTCATGGTCGGCCACGATCGTTATCGTGGCGTCTGGATAGCGTTCCTTGATGGTCGCAACCACCGGGACGATGTTTGACGCGCTGTAAGCCACTACGCACGGTCGATCAGTCACTTCATGGATGGTCGCGGCAGTGGCGAATCCTTCAGCAACGTAAATCTTGCCCGACTCATACGCTCCAAGAATCCAGTACGCCCCGCCGGTTTTGCCGCCTGGATGATAGAGCTTCCCGCCATCCACGTTGATGTATTGGAGCGAGGACAGGCAACCATCGGAGTCAAACAGGGGGACAACGAGCCGCCCGTCCCCTGTAACCCTCGCACCGTTCGGTTGAATACCCTTACGAGCCAAATAAGGATGTTCAGGCGATGCGCCAGTGCAATCCGACCAGATACGATCTACCGTATCTGCCGCGATCTCCTGCGATTTACGACGTTCCTCATCACGACGGGCCTTCGCCTCTGTCATGCGCCGAGCGTGGGCCATCTCCTCGGCTGGTGTAATCGTGCGGCCTACGTCGGCCCGCCATGAGTGTTCAACACCGGCCCGCCAACAGCCGAAGCGACCTGCCGGAATGCCATCGCTGAAGGCCACGACCCAACCCGTCTTGTCACCATTCCCGCCGCTGCCCTTGGTGCCACTGCGGAAGCGCCGCAGGTTGCCATCGAGGATAATCTCGTCGGGTGGGTCTAGGCCGGCGTCCTGAATGGCCTTGTAAAGCTGGAGTTCTGGCGGGTCGATGAGGCGCGGCGGGGGTGGGGACCAGTCGGCCCCTAGTATGCTGACGAGACTAGCCATTTCCCAACGCCCTCGCCACAATCACCGCCAGCATGGCCGATACAGTGCGGTGATCCTTCTTGGCGGCTTCCTTCAACTTCTTGGCGAGGTCGTTGGAGAGGTGGCAGGTGACTTGAGTTTTATTGGGTGTTGGCATAGATGGCTTTCAGTTAGTCGAGTAAATCAGTCAACATGTTATGCAACGGTTTTGATGTCTACATTGCGTTCGGCGCCTCAAATCCGCGCCCGCAGAATCCTCCGTTTTCCCATGCCTTCTGTTCTTCGTTCCAGCGAACGTGTATCGGCCCCGGAGGGCCGCCCCATCCGCCGTCGATCAACCACGCTCCGCTCTGGTTGTCCGGGTTTGATAGCCACTCACCAACAGAGCACTTGCGGCCACTCGCACCGTGGTCCCCGGATCGCCAGATGCAGACAAAACCAAAGCCGCCGCCGCGTTCATCAACAAGCACTTTCGGTAAGTTGCGAAGTACGTCGTTCATCGTCACTCCTTTCAAAAGTCGGCTCCGGCAAGACGCCGAACCCGTTGGTCCAGCCGACCAAGGATCGGCTTGCGCTTCGTCACAATCCGCCTAGAGCGGTTGGCTTACCGTCGCGTTACTCCCCGTAACCCTAACCCCATCCCGACACTTCGCACACTTCAAAATCGCATGATTGCGCCCGCGCCGGTCAATGAGGGTCTTCTTCACAACTGCCTGTCCGCCGCACATGGGTGACGAGCATTTTTTTCCGAGCAGAGAATCTTTTTTATTCATAGTGCTTGACACTATAGCACAGTGAGTATAGAGTGCAAGTCATACCGCAAGCAGATTTTCTGAACGCGGGAAACTGGAGTAACGAAATGGCGATTTCGCTCAAACGAACGACGAGTATTCACACTGCCGGCGTCAAGGTTCTTGTCTATGGCGCTGCCGGGTCGGGCAAGACTTCCCTCATCCCGTCCCTTCCGAAACCCGTAGTCCTCTCCGCTGAAGGTGGCCTGCTCTCGATTGCAGGTGCCGATGTGCCTTACTTGGAGATCACCAATATGGACGATCTCCGCGAGGCTTACAAGTGGCTTGCCGAGTCCGCCGAGGCCAAAGAGTTTCAATCGGTGGCAATCGACAGCATCAGCGAGATTGCCGAGGTCGTGCTGAACTTCGAGAAGAAGGCGACCAAAGACCCGCGCCAGGCGTATGGGGCCATGCAGGAACAGATGACTGACCTGATCCGCGCCTTCCGTGACCTGCCGGGCCGGCACGTTTATATGTCCGCCAAGCTGGAGAAAAGCACCGACGAAATGGGCCGCATGCTCTACGCACCGTCCATGCCGGGTAACAAGACCGGACAGGCGCTTCCCTACTTTTTCGATGAAGTCCTCGCCCTCCGCGTCGAGAAGGACGGCGAAGGCAACACCCAACGCGCCCTCATGTGCGATAGCGACGGCCTCTGGCTTGCCAAGGATCGTTCTGGCCGTCTTGATGCTTGGGAAGCGCCGGACCTTGGCGAGATCATCAAGAAGATTGGGGGTCAGTGATGGCAACCGTCGATGACCTCATCGCAGAATGGCGAATCTACAAAGACGCCGAGAAGGAGTCTGCCAACCACCGCCG